ATGCCTATTATGCAGGAAAGGTATTAGCATAGATGGCAAGCCACGTGAGTTCGTCAGGGTTGGAACGGATAGACGACATGGCGGGGATGTAAGTTACCTGTCGGGCTTTGCTGATACAATACAATTACATTGGAAGACAATAGAAGAGCATTGCAATTATGAGCGTGTTCTGGTGGAAACCCTTACCTTTGAACAGCTATGCAGGGAATACAATGTGCCGGATTATATCGGCTTGCTTTCCGTGGATACAGAAGGTTCTGAGCTGGAGGTGTTCAAGGGGATAGATTTTAGTAGGTATTCCTTTGGTATGGTCACATTCGAGCACAACTTTGATTGGGTCAAAAGGGATAGCATATCAAACATACTCAAAAGTAATGGATATATCCTGTACCATGAGTTTGAATACGATGATATATGGATAGATGAAAAGCTATGACATACAAGGATTGGTTAGACAATGAATACAGGTTGTGGGTACAGGCGCTTCAGTCGTCTACGGTCTTCAATTTCAAGGATCATCCGCAGGTGAAAAGGATGCTATCTACTGATATGGTATGGCTGGGAAACGTGCCAAGAGTGAACATGAAGTTGATGCAAAAGATAGATCAGTTAGGGTATACCGCTCCATTGAACAGTATAAGCGGAGCATGTCTACGCATGATCTATTATGCGGACAGGATAGCGCGTATCAACCCTCCCTCTATCATTGAAGTTGGTGGAGGTGTCGGGCAATTCTATGCCATACTGCGCGCGTTGGGATATAAGAATGATTACTTTATATATGATCTCCCTGATGTGAAGGATTTCCAATATAAGTATCTTCAAGAGATAAGGTGGCAGACGAAGCTGGAAACCCATCAAAGGAGACCCAAGTTTGACTTCTTCCTATCCTTTTATGCTCTTGGGGAATTTGATGATGATACAAAGGAATATTATATTAGGAACGGTGTGAATAAATGCAAGCATGGGTATGTTGTCTGGAACCCACACAGTGGCGCTACAGAAAGAATACCGTTTGAGTTTGAATATTATGTCATCCAACAGAAAGATGGGAGTAAACTAATCACATGGTAAAGAATAAAGTTGTAAAGGCAGTTATCGCTGCTATAATGCTTGTCGTTGGAAGTATTATTATCTCAATTGTATTGCAGTTCATATTTGGGAGTTGAAATGGTAATATCATTCAAGGAATTAGGTAGGCATGGTCGGCTGGGCAATCAGCTATTCCAGGTGGCAAGCACATTGGGGTTAGCAGAGAAGTACAACGGAAAGGCAGTGTTCCCTGCCTGGAGATACCAGAAATACTTTGATAACATCCTGGAACACGCAGTGGAGTTTCCTTATGTGCAAGTTGATGAAACATATTTCCACCACTATGATTGGCAGTTGGGGACAGGTGATGTGAACATACTGGGATACCTTCAAAGTGAGAAGTACTTTGGTACAGAGAAGTTGAAATTGAATAAGCTCTTCGTGGATGAATGCAAGAAGGCATTTGATATCTTCCACAATGAGACGATCTGTATACAGGTGAGGAGAGGCGACTACGTTGGCAATCCAAACTACTATCAGCTAACACCTGAGTTTTACATTGATGCTCTTGTAACATACTTCCCCAACTGGCGGGATATGAATATACTTATCATCTCTGATGATATTGAATGGTGTAAGATACATTTCCAATGCCTACCGAACGTTACCTTTTCAGACAACGTATCTGATATACAGGATATGGCATTGGGTTCATGTTGTGATCATTTTATTATTTCTAATAGCACGTTCGGCTGGTGGACAGCCTGGTTTGGGGAGAAGCCCCATAGCAAGATCATCCATAGTGGACATCTATTCACGGGAGGCATGGCAAGGACACATAATACAAAGGATTATAGACCTTCCCGCTGGATAGAGCATAAGAAGCCAGCATATAAGATAGACCTGAAAGACCTTACCTTTACAATCCCTGTCTTCATGGATCATTTCAATAGGAGGGAGAACCTGGAGCTTGTCCTGTGCATGTTACAACAATCCTTTGATAGTAATTACATCATTGGAGAACAGGGGGGTAGTCACTTTGAAAGTATGGGCAAGTGGGCAAAGTATATCAAGTTTGACTGGAAACATTTCCACAGAACAAGAATGCTCAACGATATGGCTGGCATGGCAACTACTCCGTTCATAGCGAACTGGGACGCTGACGTTCTTGTTCCACCAGCTCAACTATGGTTGGCAGTGGAAGAGTTAAGGCATGGAGCTGATATGGTCTTCCCTTATGACGGGCGCTTTGGTCGTATGCCAAGACCACAATGGTTTGGGCAAGTGCAGGAAGCATTGGATATTGGCGTAGTGAAGAATGCAAAGTTGAAAGGCATGGAGCCGGATCATAACAGTGTTGGCGGAGCTGTTCTATGGAATAAGGATAGCTTTATTGATGGTGGCATGGAGAACGAGAATTTCATATCGTTCGGTCCGGAGGACTGTGAACGCCATGACAGGTTCAAGGCATTGGGTTATAGTATTGCAAGGATAGGTGGCGCTCTTTTCCACTTGAACCATTATGTCGGACCGAACAGTTCCCCGGACAATCCCTTTTTCAAACATAACAATGATGAAATAGATAAGATAAGGGCAATGACAAGGCAGCAGCTGAAGGAGTATGTTGATACCTGGACATGGCGGCATCCCTATACCAGTAAATACTATGGAAAGATCAGTGAAAGCGCCATCAGGTCGGCTAAGCATGTGTTCAATGCTCTTGGCAAGATAGGTATCAAACCGAAGACCGTGATAGATGTTGGATGTGGTGTCGGCGAATGGAGAAGCATGGACTTTACTATTTACATCGGAGTTGATTATCGTGTTCAACAGGAAGACCTTCTTTTCCCTTCCCAGAACTTTATTGAATGTGATATGAATAAAAATTTTCCAGATATTGGGTATGGTCATACAAATTTTGACCTTTGCCTGTGCCTGGAAGTGGCTGAACATCTCAAGCCTAATCGAGCTGAAGCGTTGGTGGACTTTCTATGTTCTTTGAGTGATAGAGTATTGTTTTCTGCGGCTATCCCGTTCCAGGGAGGCGTTGGTCACGTGAACGAACAATGGCAGATGTATTGGGCTGAACTGTTCAAAAGGCGCAGGTTCGGCGCAAGTAAAAAGCAACCCAACATTAGAGGCAATGCCGAGATAGATCTATGGTACAGGCAGAACATTATCTTGTATGAGCGGGATGCAATAGGCAAGGTGGAAAACTACGTTCTCCCCGAGTATTATATCCAGATTGTAGCTGGAGCTAAAAGTGATGTAAAATGACAGCCATTCAAAGGAGTTGAAACATGACAATCCCCAAAGGTTTCTTTGTTTTCAAAAACAAACTATTCAAGCACAACTTACACAAGAATGATTTTCCTGGACATGAAGGACGTCCGGGTCAGGTCGGTGGAAGCAAACCAAAGAGTGGTTCTGGTGGACAATCATTAGAGAAGAGGAAGCAAGGAACTCTTTCCAAGATGGATGACAATGAACTTAGAAAGCATATGCGTCAGGCTAATGTTGGTCTTGGGAAATATTCCAGAGCAGACCTGATGGATGAAATGAAACGGCGAAGGGGAATTAGAAAGAAAGAAGCTCCTGGTGGAATTCCTGGATTGCATGCAAAGACTGTTGATCAATCTTTGAGAAACCCTAAGTCACCTAATGAGTTGAAAGCAACTCTCAGAGGGTTGGGTGGTGTAGGGGATAAAAGAACACAGATCGGTAACACGCTTGAAAGCTCAGGGTGGAGATATGATAGCAGTTTCCAGGGAGCAGGTTCACCTTCTGGGAATATCTATTATCGGGGTAAGTATAATATTATCGTTGAGTTTGAAAAGAATAAAACGAAAGTATCTTTAGAAAGTCAGTAAGGAATAACCTATGCCCACTCAAAGAAAAACTACAAAGAAGACAAAGCGTGCTCCCGCGCGTGTGAAGGAAAAGATCACCCGCAATGAGATGGTTCAATATGTAAAGCAGAATGCAGAACTGCTATCACGTTCCATGCTGGGTAATCGCCTTGGCGTATCCTTCGGTGGTGAGCGTGATCTCTATGAGTCGTTTGGATATCCACGTTACCCAACCTTCCAGGATTATCAGAACTTATATGATAGAGGTGGTCTTGCCCAGCGTATTATCAAGAAGCACTGTGATAGTACCTGGAATAAAGTGCCTGTCCTGATTGATGGTGAAGCCCGCTCCGATAGTTTGGATGAAGGCGCAACGGAATTTCTCAAAGCATGGGATGCTCTTCAGAAGAAACTCGGTGTTATACAGGTTATGCGCCAAGCTGATATCATGTGTAATATCGGCAGATACTCTGTCCTGTTCCTTGGATCATCTGGGAAAAGTTATGCTGATACAGTCAAGAAGGGTGGTGGTCTATTCTTCCTGAATGCTTTCAATGAAGTTCAGGCAAGTATCTCTTCTTTGATCCAGGATCCCAAGAATGAAATGTATGGGATGCCGCAAACTTACACTATCACATTCAATAATGATGAGATTGGTTTGGAAAACCCTGGTGGAAGTTTAGTTCATTACACGAGGGCAATACATATCGCTGAGGACAAGCTCGGTTCAAGATTATACGGGACACCTCGTTTGAAAGCTCCATTGAACCGTTTGCTTGACCTGGAAAAGACAACTGGTGGTGGTGCTGAAGCCGCGTGGCTGGCAGTTTGGGGAGGTATGTTATTCACTACACAGGAAGGCGCAAGGATACCAGATGAAGGATCCGCTGAAGGACAACAGATAGACGAACAGATGCGGAAGTTTTACAATAAGATGCAAAGGTATGCCATGCTGGAAGGTGTTGACGTGAATAATATCGGCGTACAGAATGTATCCGTGAAGGACATCTATGATACGCTGAAAACAGACTTAGCTGGAACGGTTGGCATACCGCAAAGGATATTGTTCGGGGCAGAGCGTGGTGAACTTGCTTCCAGTCAAGATCAACAGGAATGGAATGGCGCAATAGATAGTAGAAGGACGAACTATGCTGAACCTGAAATATTACGACCATTCATAAAGTGGTGCGTGGACTTCAATGTTCTTCCTATGCCCAAGTCAGGGCTGGACAAGTATGGCATTGAATGGTATCCAGTGTATAGCATGTCACAGATGGAACAGGCTCAGTACGGTAACGCTCTCGCGCAAGGCGCTTCAACTGTTTCGGGTGGTGCTGTTGAACAGGCAATGGATGTAAACGAGTGGAGATCAAAGGTAGGATTACCACCTCGTACTCCGGAAGACTTTGATGAAATATTAGATCTTGAGATAAAAGAGGACAAGAAGAAATTAGAAGTAACTCAAGAGCAGTTCAAACTGACAGGTGGACTGGAAGACAGAAAAGATAAGGAAGGAAAGAAAGACGATAAGAAAGAACTTCCATTCAACAAGGTAAAAGACAAAGCTAATGCCTAAGCCCGTCCTTCTACGTAGACCCAGAACTGTTTCCACTGAGCACGTCACGGTCATGGATGAAGTACGCATGCACAACTTCATTACAACCTTTGGAGATGAAGAGTTGCGTTCGGTAAGGAACTTCTGGCAAGCGTATTCCACTCGAAGAACATTGAT